ACCATTTCGGTACTTCGTTTAATACTTTACCTTTCTCACTTTTCATCTTATAAGTTGCTGAACAGTTAGCCATCAATAGGCCTGCTACTACAACTGATACTAGTTTTATCATTTTATTCATAATTATTTAACCTCACTTTTTACATTATATACTAAATCTTGCAATTTGTCAAGTCCCATTGAAATATAGTCTAAAAACTCATTAGGACTAACATCTAACACAATTACAAGTAGAAGTGATATTATGATTATATTCTTAATCATCTAACCTCCCATTCACCATCTATTTTTAAACAAGTCTTTCCTGGTGTTTTAAAGACATGTTTTGGCCGACTATAATATCGGCAATATTCTGGAGCTGAAACATCTCTGTAATAGAATTGAGCAAATAAATCCCAATAACCTGGGGTATCAATACCCTTTTTACCGTCAGCACACTCCAAAATTTCTTCTTTTGAGATTGTATCTCCCTCTTGTTTGATAACAACCTTTACAAAACAATATTGGCCATCAGTTTTTTCTGGTTGTATTGTTTTTACTTTTGAATATAATATCTTTTCTCCAGCCATAACATGATTTACTACTATAGATGTTAGAACCAATAATGATATAATTAATAATAATTTTCTCATTAACCCTCAATCCATCTTCCGTCTGGTAACTGACATGCTGTACCAAACACTGCTTTTCTATTTGGACTTCCAATTCCAACTAAAGGCCATTGTTGTGTAATATCAACTGTAGCGTCATAATCTTTACATTTTAAAGGACCTTTCATATAAGAGCTACTTGTTTTGATAATACCACTATTACCTGATTTCTGATTATACCAATTTGTATATGATTGTTTTGACGGACCTGTATTTAAATGATCTACAAATACGGCATTGTGTACATCATAGTCTGATTTATACATAATATCAGCACCCTTAAAGGCACCTACTAAAGCACAACCACCAATAACATATGGATCTGTAACACCTAAACTCACACAAGCACTCGTAGCCGTTGCTCCACCCAATGTGGCACCAACGGTTGATCTATTGGCTGAGCAATTGGTTAATAATACACCAATAATTAATATTAAAAATATTCTAGGCATTTAATTTCTTTATTGTATCATTCACTTCAAAAAGTTCATCTTCAAGTTCTTGTATCTTTATAGATGGACCTCTAAACTCGTAGTGTTCTAACTTCTCGTTTATTTCTTTTTTCTGTTCTTCTAATTGTTTTATAGTTATATCTTTATTTGACACTTTTTTTATTCTCCCAAATATTATTAAGAAATACTTGTATCAATCTGGATACTTCCACCTCTTGTTCTTTACCGTGTTTATCTTTAAAGACAACTCTACAGGCATTAGCTTCTCTAATAACTGTTTTGTGTTCATCTACAATAACAGCGTCATCTGTATTCTTTCTAAAGTCGTGTGAGCTATAATTTCTATTTGTCATATGGTTTATTATCAGCAGAAATTATTTTACACGTAGATTGAATATCATCTATTAACTCATTAACTTCAGCATCCCTTTCAGGTGTTTTTGAATTATTGTATTTAAGATTATACAATCTATCGCTAGTCTTTTTAAGACCATCTATCTTTAAACAAAAATCACTAATCTTGTGTAACATTATTTTTCACCTTTATAAAAATTGTTTTGATAAAATTCCAATTGTTAGCATTCTGTTGTTTGCCTTGTTCCCATTGAATTTTTTGATACTCTTTAATATCATTAACTTCGTTTACAATATAGTTCTTAACTTTAACGTCTATTGTTTCGTCACTCTTTACCATAGTCATAGTCATTAAGACGGCAATGGTTATCATCATCATTGTTCTCATATTATTTGTCCTCTTTTTTTACTTTTGATTGGTATGTTTAACATAATCAACAAATACTTTAGATTTATTAACTCTAGTATCTGTTTTTACCTCTAAAAACTGCTCATAGGTTTTTATACCTTTTTTAGATTGAGCAACTCTTTCTTCATATGTGCCTCTTTTTTTAGCGTGACCCATTATTTTACCTCCTTAAAAAAGTCTTTTAATGTTTCTACTACATTTTCATATGTGGTATAAGAACCTCCAACTAAATCATTATCAACATATTCTTCAATATGAATATTACCTGCTGGTTTACATTGACCATCTATTGATAGTTGGCCGTCATTCATCATTGTTATTTCAATTTTTTTTGTCATACTATTTCTCTCCTTTTTTATAACCTAAGCTATTTTTATTTTTATATAATTTCTGCCAAGACCAACTTGTTAAATAAGTTGAATAATGGTATATGATTTTTACTAAAAATGTCTTTATTGTTCTCATACTTTTTTTCCCATAGTTTTAAAGTCCTTAACATCAACAATCATATAAGGACCTTTGTTATACGCCACACTAATTGTTTTGCCAATAGGTAATTGTGTGGAGTAAACTCTTTTTTTAGTATCACCTACTATTCTATCACTTGTAGGAACTGATGGCCTACAATTGTAATTTGGCATATTATAACCTTCAAAAGAGTTGTAGTCGGAATCAATATTGACACCTAATGATCTACAATAATTATCGTAGTCTTCTCTCAACTTATTTAATTTTTCGCTTTTAGTTAACATTTAGTTATATTTTATATCTTCTTCTTTTTTCTTTTTCGGAGTATATACTTTTTCTTTTTTAGTCAAGTCATAATACTCATCTTCTTCTTCTGCTTTTTTCTCAGCGTATGTCATTTTAAAAACTCTCATGTATGTCGCATCTCTCGGATTAGGAGCAGACCAATCATCAATCAAATTCTGTAGTTGATCTGTTGTAAGATTAAGATTATTAAAGTTTTTCGGTACTTTGATCATATCTTCTTTAAGAGCTTTTAGATATTCGACTCTGTGAGTAAAAGTTTCTTTTTTCTTACTTTGATCTTTTACTGTTACGTCTTTAAACTCGTTGAATAGTTGTTCTTTAGTGTATAAGTAACTCATATATTATGTCCTTTTGTTAGTGTTAATAGTCTATATCCTATCAGAAAATGGTGTATTTGTCAACCCTTTAAAAAGCATTGATTTTACTTACTTTCCTGATTCTAAATCAATTTCTAGTTGTATTGACTCGTCTATATTTGACTGATTCGTAGCCCATTTGTCAAATTCATTAACTTCTTTTTGAAGTTTATCTCTGAAATTTTGTAAAGTAATCTTTGCCTCTACCACTTTCTTTTCAGTATTTTCTTTATTATTATAATCAATACTATTTAAATTGTCTAACGCTAATTCAATAATATCAATGGTTGCTATCGTTTCTATCATATGTACTCCTATATTCCTAAGGCTTTTATTGTTTGTTCCTCTGTAGATGGTATTGGTTTGCCTTGTTTCAACCAATCCTCCATTTGTTCAAAGTAAAATGCTTCGTCTTCTTTACCACTATCTAATAATACTTTATTTGCCAATTTAAAAAACTTGTACATTGACATGTCTTTCATACTTGGTTCTATGGCTCTTACTACTTTTCCTGGTCTTTGATTACTCATTGCCTATCTCCTTCTTAAATTCTGGTAAGTGATTAAGATTGGCAAATCTACCACCTTTATCAACAGCGTATGCCAAGGTCTGCCTATGTGTTTTAATAGTCTTTTTAAACAAGTCTTTGGCCTCTTTATATGTCTTTACCATAGTTTTGGTACTTTTATTCAGTGATCTCCACTCCATAATTGAATACTCAACAGCGTTATCTATCACGCCTTGCTCCCACTCGTTTGGTTTATTGTCCAAAGGTAGCACTCCATAATATTAATAGTAACATACTTGGTACCACAATTGACATAGGCCAAAATTCTAAAAAATCTTTCCAACCAACCTTTTCTGCCTTCTTTTGTGCCTTTAAATCTCTTTTAATCTCTTTCATTAAGTTATAGATAGGTTCACCTTTTTGAAAGTTAGGGAAACCCATATCGTTTAACATACCAACCTGATTATAAACTTGTTTAAGTGTTTCTTTATTTACGTTTATATTAACTGTCTTCATTTGATACTCTTTCTATGACCTACTACGTTGTTTAAAAATACTTGTATCAACCTTGATACATCTACCTCTTGCTCTTTAAGAGTGTTTGGATTTGTAAATATAACTTTAGATTCGTTTACTTTCATTCTATTTTTATCATCTACAATAACAGCGTCAGCTGTATTCTTTCTCCAATCGTGTGAGCTATATTCTATCATATAAGTTTTACCAATATAACTACCTGAAGACATAGTATTGCCACTGGAATTATAGTTCTAATCAATTCCATTGTGTGATTGTATTCATCTAGTTTTCTTTCTAATTTATTTCTTTTATTGTTCATCTTTAACCTCATCAGCATATTGATCTATCTCTACATCACCGTTTTCTTCAGCATACTCATCATCTGTATAAGATACTTTACCAAGATATTCTGTTGTATCTGAATCTGTATAGTTGGCGTCAACCATATAAGTTTCAACACCATCTTTAGTTTCTGTGATCTCGTGGTTTATCTGTGAGTGATCTATACCATTATCACTTAATTTTTTATCAGCTTCATCTTTAGTATTTGCTAATACCTCTTGCTCAATACAAAGTGTGTAATAAGTTTTCTTTCTATATAGATTTTTACCTAAATCTTCTTTTACTAAAATTATATCTGTTTGTGTGTCCATATTTTCTCCTATTTGTTATCTTCACTACTCATTAATAAAACAATGTAGTGTATTGCTTTTAATAAATCTTTTCTATTCTTACCATCTTTCTTACCATATCTACAAAGATACTTAATGGCGTTAGCCTGGCAGAAATCTTTATCAATATCTAACTGTCTTAACATATCTTGTACTTGAAAACCATCTTTGGTTGTACTGTAATGTTGGCCGTAAGTTGACTCAATATACTTACCTATTTCTTTTACTATCTTGTCTTCACCGTATTTCATTAGTTTATCCTCTTATCGTTGTAACTTGATACTTTTCTATTTGTTAGTTTTTTATTAAAGTCTTTTCTCAAAGATTGTCTATCATACTGTTGTCCATAATCTTGCCACATTTTTCTGTCACCTTCAGCTTCAATTGGCCACATATCTTCGTATGTTGTATAATATTGTCCTTCATCTATAAGTTCTACTTTAGATATATTTTGATAGTTAGTTGCTGTTTCTTTATAGTTAGAATCTAAAAACTTAACCATCTTTTGTTTTGTCTTCTCATTAAATTTCTTTTTAAACTTCATAGGCACATTTCTATATACCGTTTCATAAGAGTAAAAGTATTCACCCCCAACCTCTGGATCCGAATACTCTCTCAAATAACATACATTAAATGTCTTACTCATTATTTGCTCTCCATAAGTAATACTTCTTCAACATTGTCCTCTGTGATACCAACCATTTCTAGGTTGTCTATCTTCTTTACTTCTTCAACAGCAGTTGTAAGATCAATCTGACCATCTTTTAATTTAAAGACTACATTATCTACTGCTTTCTCGGCTGTATCTTCAGCCCATTGTTTTACTTTTGACATAGTGTTTCCTTTTTGTTAGTGTTTTTTTTCATAATATACATATATCCTATCATATTTGGACTAAAAGTCAAGCCATTAAATAAACTTTT